TGAGCACCTTAGCCCGGAGAACCGCCGCGCGCTTGATCAGTACGCCATTTTTCTCGCGGAGCGCGATCGGCAATCGCCTCAAGCTCCTCCGCAAGATCAATAATTTCGTCGTCTTCTGTGGGGGTTTCTGTCGGTTCAGGGTCGTTCGTCGTGTGGGGAAGTCGCTCGGGCAACAGCATCGTTCGCTCTCCACGTCTACAGGGCCGCGCCCGTGATACAATGCCGATCGCTCGGCGCGTCGGGCGCGGCTCGGGGGGCGCAGCTCGCATCTGTGCTCCTCGGGCTTTTCCATTTACGACACAGATGCCAGCGCGAGCGGGGTGCTGGCGGGGGGGGGGCGCACGAGGCGCATCACGAAACAGGGTGTTCTGTATCTTATAGCACACTTTTGCGCGATCTTCAACCCCGCGCCATAACTTTTTCTTCATCGTTCCTGGGAGCTTTGTCCTACGATAATTGTCGAGGCTGGGGCCACGAGCGAGCGGAGCGCCACTCAGACCCGCACGAAGCCCCAGCCACTTCCATTGTAGCAGGTCGCGCAAGTCTTGACATAAGCCTACCCCCTATGCTACCATAGGATTGCCACTCAGACCCGCGCCAGCGGAGTAGTGGCGTGCTCTTCGCAACCCCGCCCCTTCAGATTGTTGACGTACCCGCCGACAGCCGCCACAAGAGCGCTGGCCGGCTCGGCTATGCCTTCATCGTGCTGCACCACTCGGGCGGTACCGACAGCCGC